GTTTAGTGAAAAAGGATCCGAAGCCAGTGTTCTGTTGCTGACCATGTTCATCGAAGATGAACTCACGCTGCACGGGCAGGCCGGTCTTTACCGAGAAAGGACCGTTGTAACCGCGGACAATGCTTCTTCCTTGAGCGAAGTCAACGTGTCCAACCGATGTGCCCGAGAGACGTATCATCCCCGCGCATTGTGTGTTGAGCATCTGGTACACGGTCTCCCTCTCACCAGAGGTTTGTGGGTTGAACACCGCAAGAACGGTCCGTCCAGCCAGGAACAGAGCCTGTGACAGCTGCCCAAGGAAGGCGGTGAGCGAGGTATAGATACCACCGGTCTGAAGTGCGGTGTTGGCGAAATGCCAGTCGTTCCAGATATCCTTCCAGCTATCGATTACCAGAATCTTGTCTGTCGCGGCAGCTTCAACCACCGATCTCATCACGTCAAAGGGAAGAACCGAACCTACCTCACCCATCGAAAGCATCTGAAACGCGTCCGAATCAGTCGCTTCAGCGATCATCTTTCTGACGTAGGTACTCTTACCCGCGAAACCAGGCCCTACAACGCAGACCAGACCAAGTGGGAGCCTGTATCCAGTACGCTGCCTCATGTCATCCTCCCTTTGACATAGTTCGCTGTAAACAGCGCTCAGATCAGCGGAGGAGCCAAAGTCGGAGATGACCGAGCCGGTCACCTCATCAATCGGCTTTTTGAAAGCGCCATGTTTTGATTCCGCCTCGAACTCCTTCTCCCAGGTCGAAATCGCATCGACAAAGTAATTGAGATTAAGCATCTCATCTCCTTATCATTTGTGTTGTGAATTTAGCCACCTCATCACCGTTGACACTCAAGAAGTACTCATCTCTGAGCTCCTGAGACACCTCCGATGGTGAAAGACGGTAGTTAATGTAAGCGGGATTCTGAAGAAACATCTCATCGTAAACAGACAGGTGATCGTACAAACGGTTGGCTTCCTCCTTCTGTACAATCGCCTCTTTCGCGATAAGAGCTTCTACGTCGTATCCTGCATAGTCTGAAACGCTACGTAACACAGTACCCCAAACTTTATCCCACAAAGGATGAGATCGGTAGTACGTGTTACGCTCAACAATACCATAAGCCCAGAACGCACGAGGGACGCCCTGTTTCATACGCCGCGAGATTGCTCTCTCCGGCACCAGAATGTTGGCGACACCTCTCGCCACGTTTGGCAGAGCGATTCGCGAGCCATTCTGTTGAACAATGGTGTGCCCGAGGAACACTGGCACGTCATCTGGTTTAATCTTGAAGTCGGTGTAGCTTTCGCACTGCTTCGCAAACTTGGCTGCGATCGCCTCTGAGGCAAACCATAGAAGCGTGTCATCACCCATATTGCGAAGCCGCACGAGGGGATGCTGATCGGCTAAGACTAAATCGATATCTTCCTCTTGAATAACACCCGCACGGATCATGATGTCGATCGGGCACGAGATACCCACCGACTTATCAATATCCGACACATCCG